CATCTTTAGGGATTGTTCCGGTTCCTGATCCTGTGCCGCCTGTAGTTCTTTCAAAACCTGAACTAATTGCGCCGCCGCTACCAGCAACAAATGCACTACGTTTTCTGCCGCCTTTATTTTTAGCAAAGGAATCCGGGGTTAATACTCTATCAGCTGTTGCTAATGCTCCGGGTTGTTCCCTGTCAGTCTCTGGTTTTTTGAATGACGATGGATCTAAATTTTCATGATGCGGCCACGGTTCGTGTTGCGGAGCTCTTGTTAAAATACTATCATAAACTACTGGTGTAGCATTACCTGGAAACATATAAGGCAATGTGACAGTTTCTAATGGAGTTACAGTGTCAGCTTTAGATGCCTTTGCAGCCAGTGGACCATTCATATGCACATAAGTTGCTGTTTCTCTATGTTCCTTACCAGAGGTAATGTGAGTATATCCTCCGGCAGTTAACCTATTATCTTGTCCAGAATCTACATGTAAAAATTTTCCTGTTGATATAAATTGACTCTTTTCAACACCGGTATGCATGTTACCAATTACTGTAATTTTAGAATCTTTACCAACATGTAAATTATGGTTATGATGTGCTTCTAATTGTATCCTGCCGCTTTCTAATCCCTTACCGTCTGTTTCTGCACCTTTACTATAACGTGCAGTAGCTTTCATATTAATATTTCTACCTGCTTCAAAATTAATATCTCTTTCTGCAGTAATGTTTAAATCATTATCGGTCATAATGCTTACACTGTCTTGAGCGTGAATATCAATTTTTCCATCACTAGTCATTTCTATCCAAGTAGTTCCTCTAGCATTACCAATATAAATTAAATCTTCCGAATTATGCATTAATAGCTGATGGCCTGTACGAGTTCTAAACCTTAATAATTCGTTTTGAGGAATAGTATTTTTACCGCCAGATTCTTTATCCATTTTATTCACATAAATTGGAGGACCATCTTCTGGATGGCTTTTTCTAAGGAAGGACGGATCGCCGTCATCCATAACAAAACTAGAGCCTCCTAGTCTGCTATAAGGAACATCAACTTTATCGTCTGATGGACCTATGGTAACTTTAGGGTGTCCTTGCCTAAGATCTAAAGGACCAGGAGTACTAAGCCCAAATACCATGCTAGGAATTTCTCGTCTAGCACTTGTAGTTGTTGTTCCTCTATTTTCGTCAAGTAGTAACCCTTGAGTTTCTAATACTTCAGTAAAATCTTTATTATAAGGCTTTTTAAATAATGTAGGATCTATTGCGGAACCGTCTTCAAAGGATTTATTATATTCTCCAACCGGTAACTTGGCTCCTTTTATATTCTCAGGAGTTAATGCTGTTGTTTGTTCTGTACTAGCTCTACCATCCGGAATCATAAAATTCATATAATCATCAGGAATACAACCAATCCAATAACCTAAGTTAAGATTACCTTCTGCAAATATTACTAAAACACGGGTTCCAATATCTGGCGGAACTGCCCACATACCGTAACTTTTTTGTGTATGCTGGTATCCGTCATTTGGAGTTAATCCTGCAGCTGGCGTAATACCGTAAAACGGGCTAAGATACCTAACTTGAACTAATTGTCCACCGGCTTCTGGCGTAGCTCCTGAACCACTATAACTTACAAGTTCAACTTCTAGCCCACCCATATACCGTACGTCTAAGTGGTTAACTACAATAGCTTCATAAGGACCAGGGTCCTTCATTCTGCTTTGCGTTACTTTTGTTCTTCTATAATTACCTGATGCCATTGGATATCCTGTTTGTAATACTTAACATTTTACAGGGCCAGTATCAGTAGACTCTGACTGTTCAACTGATGATTCAATGTTACCCTTTGTAGTTACATCGCCTGCTCCGCCACCAACACCAGCAGTTACTCCTTGACTAATTTTTTTGCCAGTTTCAAAATCATATCGATCGTCATATAAATCTATAGTCTGGTATGAATATACTCCTGCTCCACCTGTAGGTGTTACAATATCTGCACTAAGAACTCTAGGAGCTGTTTTATTAAATGAAGGCCTTCTAAACGAACTTCTTGTCTTGGTAGTAGCAAGTGTAATAGGTTCGGGACCTTGAATTATATTACTAGCAATGCCTGCCGCTGCACTTAAAGTTTTTGCTTTATCTATTTTGCTCTGGACTAGATCTTTAAATCCTTGATTATAGATATTCATTCTTTCAACCATATTATCGGCATTACTAGGCATTTTTGATTCCCAAAGTAATGCCAACGATTGTGCTTCAAGTGCCTTTTCAATTGCTTCTGCTTTACTATAACTTGCTACTTTTTTTACATCGTTTTCTGAAAATCGTGTACCATTTATTAGCTGAAGAGCTTTCTGTCTTCCTTTTCTTGCCAATTCAGCACTCTGTGGATCATCTCTAGATTTTAATTGTAAGTACTGAGAATAAGCAGCAATTGCTTCTGGCGGTGGCAGTGGATCAGATGATAAATCTGTAGTATGTATTTGATCTTTTGTAACTACTCCTGCAGGAGCAATAGTTTGATAAACTGCGGTACCTAAAGATGTAAATGCATTAGGATTTTCATTTGGATCAGATCCAATAGACGGAGCATCTGCAACAGAGTACTTGTCGTCACCTTCGACTTCAGACATTATCGTGGTCCTCTTGTTCTAACTATGCCAGATGGGCTTAGATTGAGATTAGCTAATGACGTTTTAGCTTGTTTTTTAAATTCATTGGTTGCATCTATAATATCAGGCGCTTGTACTGCTCCAAGAGCAGAATCAAATTCACCTTGCAATTCTGAAGCTAATAGTCCTAGCTTTCCTGCAGGTGTAGAAGTGTCTATTTGGAATGCACCAAATGACGGAACTGCTACTAGCAATGCTTGATTAATAGCTGCTGACAGATCAAATGCAGCGTTACCCGAAGTTTGTAAGTTAACTGCCGGGATGCCTGCTTTAAATTTATTTGCATCAAATTTAGCATTTTTAGAAAACAATTCACTTGATTGTTCAGCAGTATTTTTCAAGTCTGAACCAAGTTTATTTAATTTTCCTATTGCTCCTGCGGCATTAGCTCCAGTATTTGAAATATTGTTAACTGCTGACAAGTTATTGAAAGCTAATTCACCTACAGAAGTTGCAGAACTTACTAGTGAATTTGCTCCTTGTTCTAAAAGATTCATAGCTTGATTAATTGATTTATTAATTGGTGATCCAGCTTCGTTTATTTTTTGTTCATCTAGTACTTTATCAGATCCAGGTAATTGTTTTTGGTAAGTTGACTCATTATCTATAGCCATTATTCCTTTATTATTTGAAGTTGCCGGAGTATCTTGTCCAACACGCCTTACTAATTTAAGTGTTTGTTTATACTGACCATTAGAAAATGTATTAGTAACTTTATATACTGTAAACAGTCCACTAAATTGAGGAACTATTAATGGCATTTCCATCGATGCTCCACTAACTTCATAATCAAAAGGTGTTCTAAAATTAACAACTACAAATACTTCTCCTTTAGTGTAAAGCATAGTACCTTCAGTAGTTGCATTAGGCGAACTTCCTGATTGTTCTGAATGATGATTTCCGATATCTTGTGGGAGGAAAAATGGATCGCCCATAATATCCATACTTACAGATATCATATCTGACGGTTGATGTATTAATATATTATGAAAGTTTTCTGCAATTAAGCGTCTAATATCTGAATCTCTAGATGCATTGCCTGTAGGATTTTGTGTAACTTCTTGTACAGCCGAACGAGCTTCTCCTGATTGTTCTACTGCCGGAGTTGTCTCACCAGCAACATTTTTTGCATTTGCAGGTTGTTCAGATTTTATAACTTTTTTATTGGCAGTACCAGTTTGCTCGGAGCCTGCATTATTTCCATAGTTACCCATGGCAGTTCGCATAAACGAAGTATTAAATTGAATATCAAACCCTAGTACATCTTCGTTACTACCTGTATACAGATAGTTGTATTCTTTAGCTGCAGACTCGCGCAATCCAGCTGTGTTTTTAGGTACTTCGTTGGGTCCTAAAAACTTTGCTTCGTCAGCTTCATATGGATAAATTGCAAATACATACACCATAGGAGGTCTGCCAAGTGCTTCTTCAGTTTTTGAATTTTCTTCTAAAAATGTTTGTGTATCTATTCTAAACCAGCGTCTAATACCATTTTCGTCTCCGTCTTCCGAAGCACTTGCTTTACAAAACTCTGAATTTAACAATACCTTTTCAATAATAGTAACAATCTTTTCATCCTTCTGAAATGCGTATTGTCTTGCAAATTCAGCAGTCTGCGAGCTAGCAGCGTCTTTTTCATTTAGGCCAGGTTGAGGTACTAGTTCTGGACCACAAGGATTATCAAAATCTTCTGTGATATCTGCACCAGCATTAAATTGATTTTGTAAATCTCCAAGTTCTGTGTCCGGTGTAATTTCTGACTGCAATGTACCACTCATTGATGCCATTGCTTGATCACCACCTGCTGTTGATTCTTTAATTAACGGAGATTTTCCAATCTCATTCATTTGGCTTTGATCTTCTGCAAAGGCTAATAATGTTTCAAACATTCCAGTTACTGGCTTTGTTGCACTAGCTGATGTATTTGATTGTTTCCTATTTAACTTTCCAAAATAATCTTCTAGTTGTTCTTTACTCATATTTTTTGGATCAACAGACGAGCCTTTTGCTTCTACTATTGATTGTAATGCTGTTTTATCTTCAGGTTTAGATACACCCGTTTTAAGGTAAGTTGAAATACTGTTTGAATTTTTTGGGAAACAGATAATAAATCTATCATAACCTGGGATAATATTACTATCTTCTAATTTTTCTATTCTTTTATTAAGAGCCGATGCTACAGATTTGTCTCCAGTTTGTAAAACTTCATGTGCAAATGTGCCTACTGCTTTTATTTGGGTATAAGCTTTATTTGCATGATCTGATAATGCTTGTTCACTAAATGCAACTGCTGATACATCGTATTCAGATCCTTGTCCAGTAACCCGCATATCCATCTTTGTTATCATAATTGGAAGGTATATTGGAGGTTGACTTACGCTATATGTTGACTCTGGAATCCACCCTGAAAAATCAATTCTAATACAAAATGGAGCTTTAAAATAACTCTTATAACCTTTGCCGTTATTTGATAGTTTAGCAGCAACTGTTATTGATTCAACAAAGTTGCCCATGGAAAATGGCTCAACAACTTTAAAATTAAGTGTAGTGCCTAGCGTTACGCCTGTTGCAGGATTTGGTGCTACAACGCCTTCGTAAGTTAAATCTTCTATAAAGTATTCGCCGTGTCCCGAAGGAGTAGCTATCATTTCTTGATCAACTTGCGTTCTTTTTCCTAAATCGCCGCCAGTTCCTTTTATAATATATGTTTCAAAGCCTCTACTACGGTATGACTCTGGGTTATTATATTCGCTATTACTTAAAATGCCTAGTGTAATTTTATAGTTATAAGAACTATAATCTCTTAGAGGATTTGGAATTCGGCTTTTACTAGCGCCTGTCTTTTTTATAGGATCTCGTGGATCAGAAAAGTTATTATTAATAAATTTGTCAAATGCTGTTATTTGAGATAAATTTTCAACTTGCTTACGCAAAGTATCAAATCTTCCTCCAGTTAAATCATAAATTTCATCAGCTCCTCGACTTAATAGTCTAATAGGTGAATTAACTATTCCTTCAAGTTCAAGTGCTGCACTTAATATATTATTAACCCTGCCGCCAAGTGATCCAAACGAAGCAAAACTACCTAAAGATGGAGCAGTAATGCCATTTAATGAAAAACTAGATTTGAATCCGCTAATATCATTAATTTGACTATTAACATTTCTTTGTTTATCTGCTATATCTAGTACTGAAGAGGTAATACTTCTATTGCTTCCGCTACGTACTGCATTTGTTACACTTTTAACAGATGAGATTGTGCTTGCAACTTTATTAATTTTTTTAACAGTACTAAAAAACGATGCCATTTAAATTCCTAGTGTATTTCTTAAATTATTTCCTTGTGGCAGATAAATTTGTGTACCTGCTACAAAATCAAAAATTGGATCTTTTAATATATCTAAATTACGTTGTGCAAATATCCACCATAACTCTTTTTGGCCATATAAATCATGTGCCAGCAAATCAGGACGATATGTATATGCAGGAAGTATTTCATATAGTACATCATCAGATGCAACTGGTACTGGTCTAGGAACAAGTATATCTAAATATCCTGTTGATGTTATTGGTGTGTTTGCATAAAGGCTATAAGTTTTTGACATTATACAAATCCCTCAACGCCGCCAGTAAAATCTCCTTTAGCAAATTGGTTAAGATTAAATTTAGCAGCTGACCTTCTTGAGTATGTTGGCATCACTGTTACTGTAAATTGAGACTGTGTTGGAACAAAATTACGTTCGCCGTCTACTTGACATTCTATATAATCAACGTCAGCTGGTAAGTCAGTAGTAAAGTTTTGCACTACTATTGGTATGCCATTTAATACATGTTTTCCGTAACCATTTAGTCGACAAACTGGTGGTGGATTGCCTTGTGGATTACTATCGCCATAATACATCTTAGTTATTGTCCTTAAGAAGTGCAATACTGCTACCCAGTATTTTGCATCATCTTCATTTTCAACATAAAATTCGCCAGTAATTGTTATGTTATCTACTTGGCTATTTTGGTAAGCATTAAATGGATAATTTGTATGTGTTGGTGCTATTTGAGTATAATTGGCACTGTGTCCTAACAGTATAGTAGGGTTAAAAGGAAATATCATTCTGCCAACTGATGACATTTGTCCAGGTGGGCCGCCTGTATTTTGTAAAGTAAATAACGGGCGCAAAATGTTTCCTCCCAAAAGGTTGCTTGGAACACTTATAGATACTCTCCAATCTCCTTCAGTTGTGTTTGTAATATTTCTAGATAGTATTGCTTTTTTTACAGACCTGTCACCAGGTGCAGCATTATACCCTATTCCCTGAGTAGCATTTCCCATCATTCGTATTGCACTGCCTAATTGCCTTGCACTTCCGGATCCAGATAAAAAACCCTGTGCAGCAGATATAACATTTGCTCCTGCTCCAATTGCATTTGCTGTTCTGCCAATTGAATTCAAGTTTGTGTTTCCAAGTCCGCCCGTAAACGAATTAATAGTCGATACTGTAGTTGCAACGTCATTTGCTGCTGATGCAACTCTGCTTGTAAGTTGGTTAAATCCTGATAATGCCATTATTTTTAAATCTCCACTAGTATTTAGTTGACAAAGTTAACATAGTAGTTTATAATAGTATATATACTAATAGCCTGGAGCAAACATGAGAAAAAAGAACTATTTAAATAATAAAGATATATTAAAGCAAATACACAAGTCTAAAAATACGTTTAACAGCTACACAGCGCCTGAACACGGTGACTATGATATAATTTTATTAGATGTAGATAAAATTAATATTAGAACCATTGCCGAAGCAAAGCGTAATAAAGCTAAAAGACTTAGTTCGGAAGAGTACGAGCGCAGAAAGATGGCTGGTGAAAAAGTTAAACAAGCAGAATGTGAAACCCCTTATAAAAGTATCACTAAAGAAGAGATTATCTTTAGAATTATGGACTTTGACCACATACCTGAAGAGCCCGGTCGTAAGAAAAATCCAAAAACCATTGCTGACACTAAGGAAAAACTAAATTTTCCTCCTTTTGTCCATTATAAGTTTGATGACGAAGGCGAGTTACAGGTTGTAGGTAAAAGTCACTGGGTAGGTGGTATGGATAATGGACATTATTCAAAATCGCACGGAAAGGCTACTAACGAACTAGCTATGATGTGGATTAAGTTGTGTGAAAGATATGCAACTAGAGGTAATGTACGTGGTTACACATACAACGATGAAATGCGTGGACAAGCAATTTTACAGCTAACACAAATCGGACTACAATTTGATGAATCAAAAAGTCAAAATCCGTTCGCATACTATACTGCGGCTGTTACTAATAGCTTTGTACGTGTTATTAATATCGAAAAGCGTAATCAAAATATTCGAGATGATATTTTAGAAATGAATGATCTTAATCCAAGTTATACTAGACAGCACCAAGGCGAATGGGAAGCTAGTGTGAAACGTAATGAAGATGCTGGTCAAAGTGTGTTTACAGATAAGACTTCAAAATAGAGGTTGACAGCCGTACAAAAATACTATATAATGTTACTATAGGATTACTATTATTGGAGTATACTGGATTTGTTTAAAAAAGCAGCAGTCTTTACAGACATTCACTTTGGTTTAAAGGGGAATAGTCGTGTTCATAACGATGATTGTGAGGATTTTATTGATTGGTACATACAAACTGCAAAAGATAACGGTTGCGAGACTGGAATCTTTTGTGGTGACTGGCATCATAATAGAAATTCATTAAATCTAACTACAATGGACGCTACTATACGCTCTATGGAAAAACTAGGTCAAGCATTTGATCAGTTTTTCTTCTTTGATGGTAATCACGACTTATACTACAAAGATAAGCGTGATGTTAATAGTACTGCGTTTGCAAAACACATTCCGGGTATTACTTTTATAGATGAAATCACTACAATTGAGGATGTAACTATCGTTCCTTGGTTAGTAGGTGATGAATGGAAGCAAATTAGTAATATTAAGTCAAAATACTTGTTTGGGCATTTTGAATTGCCTAGTTTTTATATGAATGCACTTGTTAAGATGCCTGATCACGGAGATCTTAGAGCAGAACACTTTAAACATCAAGAATATGTGTTTAGTGGACACTTTCACAAGCGTCAGCATCAAGGAAAAATTAGTTATATTGGAAATGCTATGCCTCATAACTATGCAGACACGTGGGATGACGACAGAGGCATGATGATATTAGATCGTGAGAACAATAAAGAGCCAGAATATATTAATTGGCCTGATTGTCCAAAATATCGTACAATTGGGTTGCGAGCATTACTAGAAGATACTGAAAATTTAATTAAACCTAGGATGTATTTGCGTGTTACTATTGATGTGCCGATATCTTACGAAGAAGCTAGCTTTATCAAAGAAACATTTGTTAAAGACTATCAATGCAGAGAACTTACACTAATTCCTCAGAAGCAAATTGATGAAATAACCACAGACTTAGATATTTCAGCATTTGTTAGTGTAGATCAAATCGTAGCAGGTGAAATTGCAGAATTAGACACTGTTGATTTTAATAAAGTAACCCTTATGGACATTTATAACGGACTCGAATGATAAAAATTAAAGACCTAACAGTAAAAAACTTCATGAGCGTGGGCAATCAGACCCAGGCTGTAGATTTTGATCAGCAACAATTGACTCTTGTACTAGGTGAGAATCTAGACCAAGGTGGCGATGATAGTGGAAGTCGGAATGGTACAGGCAAGACAACTATTATTAATGCACTAAGTTATGCATTGTATGGGGTAGCGTTGACTAACATCAAACGTAACAACCTTATTAACAAAACTAACGGCAAAGGCATGGTAGTTACCCTACAATTTGAAAAGGACGCTACAGCCTACCGTGTTGAGCGCGGAAGAGGCCCTAATTTCCTTAAATTCTAT